GTTTTGCAACACTAAGATAAGTGAATTCTTTGACATGGCAAAATCCTGGGCAACTTTTTGTTGCTCAGGTACTTAAAAAGTTTAAGTTATAATAGTGTTGCGGAATTAAGGTATAATAAAAAAAAGGCTTAAGTATTGCTTTGCTTTTACCTAAAAGAATCTTTTTCGTTTCATCTTTTGGGTCATCTTTGTCTACTGCCTCATACTCTTTCCCATAGTATCCAGTCTCAATAATGCCACATAGATATCTCTTTTTATCATTATGACTATGGTCTTTAGGAGGAATTCTTACTGTCATTTTTTCCGCAGGAAGATCTCCTGTAATATTCTTATCTATATATTTAATGAAACTAACATTGTCATGAGCCATTAAATCATAAATATCAGGAGAATCAGAAAATAACAAAGGGTCCTTTTCTCTTTTTCTTCTTACAGTAATAGTGTAAGCTTCTATTGTTGTTTTCATACTTATTAGAAATGGCGAATCCCTTATCACTGCGTGCCAAAAGGTTTATCTACAACCTTAATCCGATTTTACGGATTACACAATGAAAAGGGATTCATTTTTAAGATATATTTATTTGGCGGCACTAAAATACGTATTTTAGTGCAGAAAACAAAGATTCACCAAAAAATATCTTAACAGAACATTCTGTTTTTGTTTTTCCCACATTCCAATTACCACATGAATAAGTTGCAGCTTACCCCTACACCTACATACATTCCACTCGGATAGCCATACCCAGCCTGCAAACCAAAGCCCCACCGCTTCTTCTTCGACTTGATGGCGACTGGATGGTATATATCATTCGTCACCGTCTGATACACCGTCTTAGGAAATATCTGTAAACTATCCAGCCGAGGGTCTACATATCCGCTCACCACAGCCTGATACGAGCTGTCTCTATATACCACTTGCTTACGATGAAGCAAGGTATCACCTATCCGTGTCGTATCATCCGGCACGAAACGCCAGAACACAGCCATCGGTGCAGAGATAAGCATCGTATCTACCTTGACAACCGTCTTTATCTTCGTCTCGGTACGTATTTCTGCCGACAAAGGCTCGTGCGGACGAAACCAAGCCGCCACACAAGCAATTGCCAGCAATACAACCAATATCCACAGTAACTTTTTCATTCCTCAAACCTTAAATCGTTAATCCGATTCATCCACCCCCGTTTGAATTTATTGTTCGCCGGACGAGAGCGGCATATATCCTCGATGAAATCGAACCGTGCAATCTTAATCATGTCGAACAACTCACGCGGGTTCCTGGCATTCACCGCAGCGAGTGTCTTAGGACCTACTATTCCATCCACAGTAACACCAAGCAAGCGTTGAGGTATCTTTATTCCGTGTGCACCGGATGCCCACACCCAATCAACCAATATATTAGCAACTGATTGCGATTTAATCTCGTCAGCTTTCCATCTGTCCCAATAATGTGGCTTGAGCACCCGGTTAACGACATCCTCACGGGTAAGCAGATGCAAGTCATCCACGTCTATATCACCGTCACCGTCCTTGTCATAGCCGCATGACTTCCACGTACCGATAGTCACACCCATATTCGTAGCACCTCCAAGGTCTGCCGGGTCATTCACGAAACCGCCTTCCCATTTGAGAATCCACGGCGCTAATTTATACACATTCACCATTCTTATTTTCCTCCTTGATTTTTGGTTTTACATAAAAATACAATATATTTGCAAACGCCTTTGTTTAAACTTTAAGTTGTGTAGTATTAAGGGAAAGGGAGTCGTTGTGAAACACCTTCCTTTCCGCGAATCAGTAGCCGTTTTGCGGTTCTCTGTCACCGCATTTCTTCCTCTCACACCGTTTAAGCGCCAGTTCCAGTTTCAGGTCAGAATTAGTCTCCTTCAGTGTAAACAATTCATCCTGCACCTTACGGAGCCGGTCAGTCTGCTCCACAAACCGCTGTTCCTTCTCCGAAAGCTGCTTCTGCAGGAACTCGTTGTACTCCCGTAAAGCCTTGAACTCCTCAACATCCGCATGGGCATCCTCAATACGCGCATTGGTCTTGCGCGACATCCACCACTTAACAAGCTGCTTGATGCCCTCGATGCCACCGAGTGCGGTCACCAACATAATCCAATCATTCATTTCCATTTCTCCCGGTTTAACAATCGATACAAATTATAAGCACCCCCACATAAGCACAAGCAAACGCTGCCATCTCCGCCCAGAACAGCCATTTCCGGTATCTCAACATGATAACAACGGCTATCGGGAAAGCAACCGCAGGCAAGTACCACATACCGGAGAGACAAACCCAAAGAATTGTAGCTAATCCGGCTATTACTGTCCCTGCATAATGTACTTTGCTCTGAAATTCCTCCTTGAACAGCGGGGCTGTCCCGACGAACATCAGCCCACCGCAAGCAAGAAATGCCAAACATTGCAGGTTCTCCGATGAGCATTCAATCCACACCGGCATAAGCAGCATGGCAGGAACAATCATAGCTATCTGGAACAGCCATGCCGGACGATTCCGCTTCTTCAACTGATAGTAGGTATCAGACAAGCTCCAAGGCACTCCGCACACTCTCACCGCATACATTATGTACATAGTGAGCAAAAACAGCGACATAAAATATAAGTAAATCATAAGCCATCAATTTAAAGGTTGAACACTAATTTTTCAGGATAACCGGAAGTGTAATCATACGCTCCGACCTCCTCTTTCGTAGCAAGTCCCATAACCGCGGCCAGATGTTCCTGCGTGGCATTATAGCATTCCAGGGCATACAGTTCCAGTGCGGCCAGCATCTGCAAGGCAAGAGGAATGGGGATTACATACTTCACGGTATCATACCACAGCACGGTTGTCTCCTTGCCCGCAGCCTGCTCGATAGTGATTGAGTTTGCCAGTCCTACCCGCGTATCCTTGTCAAGCCACATCCGCTTGCCGCCAAGCGTAAAGGAATTCACGGCATCGGACCCGTCGTAAACAGCAATTTCATTGACCTTCGCGCTCTTCACACCCTCCAAAGTCGGCTCATAGGGAGGGATTAATTCACATTCAAGAATTTCCTTTGCAGACGCTGCCGGATGGGTTTCATAAAATGTTTTTTGTTCCACATTCAACGGTACCCAGGCTCCATTCAGGTAATCCTCATAGGTTGTACCCACTTCATAGTTTCCGTCCAGTTCAAAATCAAGACGGACAACTTTCTCCTCTGAATAAATATGTATATATTGCATTATTGTTAAAGCCTATTTTTATTCATTATGATAAATCGGTAATTCGCTCTAATACCTGATGTAAGCGGTGCCGTATTTATTTCAGTAAATGAGCCCAGATAATCCGAAGATTTGAACATACGATACGGAGAAGAACTTTCCTGTGCTATCGCATACTTTCCGTCAGACGAAAGCCCCAAAGCAAAGCTATTGCCAATAACGGAATGCTTCAATGCCCAGGTTTTTCCGTAATCGGCGGATATACGTGCACCGGAATAAGAGTACCCTCCCTCTATAACCATATATTTCCCGTCATAGGATATGGCCAATGTACGGGCAGAGAAACTCGAATCGGTAATTTTAGTCCACGTCTTCCCATAATCCCCGGAATAATAGGCATAGTATAACTTTGATGAACTCTCCCTGTTGCAGCAACACAACATGTATTTGCCGTCACCGGAAATGGCAATCTTTGTGATAGGCCCCCTGAATATTTCACTGCTGAAAGTTTCTCCATAATCGGAAGATATAAACAGCTCATGGGTAGTATAATAGGGAGAATTTGACGCATATGCCACTACGTATCTGCCGGAATGGGACATTTCCACCCCCATGAGAGGCACGGTATTGTCTTTTAATCCATTGGAGACCCGCCATGTCTTCCCATAATCCCCGGAAAGCATCAAATCATATTTGTTATTGCTATTCTGACACACAACAGCGACCAGATTCCCCCTGCCGTTGCAGGCTATCGAGTATACGGAATAGCAATTATCAGGCTTGAAAGGTTCTGCCGTCTCCAGAAAATCCGTAGAACGCAATAATCCCACATTTGCCATATAGCACGAGCAATAGATATGCCTGCCGTCTCCGGACATGGCAATCCTCGTTCTATCGTTGCTGAAAAAGTATTCGTTTACATTAGGAAGGTCGGAAGGTTGTCTTCTGGTCCATGTCATTCCACAATCCTTGGAAATATCTATTAAGGCTCTACTGTCGGAGAATGCAATCACATACTGACCGTCCTTTATATTATTGCTTCGTCTTTTTAATACACTCATAAACCTTAGTCCCTTGTTTTTACGGATATTGAATAGGCGCCAGCGGCATAGCACCAGATACTAATCTCAAAGATATCTCCAGCGGAAACACTGATTGAAGTACCGGACATCGAAGTGAACGCGCCGGTATTGGGTATCGGCTGTGTGAATGCCGCCGATGCGACGCAGCGGATATACAAGTCATTGCCCACTGACATTCCGGAAGCAAGGCTGATGTTCGTGGCAGAACCCAACCTTGCAGTGATACTTCTCTTGGAAATTGGCAGGGAGGCCAGTGTCGTGACCGTATTCGCACCGGTGACTGTCGGGTCACCGACACCTTGCGGCCCTTGTGGTCCTTGCGCACCAGTCGCCCCTTTAGGTCCAGTAGCTCCGGTAGCACCCTTCAGGTTCTTGAAAGCAAAGGAAAAGGTTCTGGCCAATGCGGTACCACCGAGAGAAACGGTCACGGAGGGCGTACCGATGTTGGCGTCAACCGTAGCAGTAGCACCGGTAATACTGGCACTTGCACCTGCTGCACCCGTGGCACCAGTAGCACCGGTAGCGCCTTTTGCACCCGTATCACCTTTGTCTCCTTTATCGCCCTTTGGACCTTGTATTCCTTGTGCACCAGTGGCGCCTTTTGCACCAGCAGGACCGGTAGCACCGGTATCACCTTTCATGCCCTGTGGACCTTGTACGCCTTGAGGACCTTGCGCTCCCGTATCCCCCTTCTCGCCTTTATCGCCCTTTGGACCTTGTAATTGTCCTTGACTTTGCCAATCACCGTTATACCAGGCATAATATGTATAAGGCAATGCAGTTCCAACGGAATAGAAACCAGTGATGTTTGACCCGTCAGGTACAGCAGTCTTTAAGGCATCAAGCGTATCGTAACGTCCAAGAAGGGTGAATGTATCTCCCGGCTTGCCTTTCACATAGATATCCGTCTTAACGTATTCTTTAGCGCTCTTATCCCATTGGTATACATAGTGGTCTGCACCGATGTAGGTAGGATGTTCTGCCGTATCAGTAGCATTCGCAGTAGCCGTCTCCGATTCCTGCTTGAGGGCAGCAAATTCAGTGACACGGGTACTTTCAGCATTTACACGGCCACTTTCAGCATTTACGCGTCCGGTTTCGGCTGTTTGGCGGTTAGTTTCCGCACTATTACGTGTATCCTCAGCAGTGCTTCGGGCATTCTCAGCAGTAACGCGCTTACCTTCTGCTGTAGCACGACCGGTTTCAGCATTGACACGACCCGTTTCGGCTGTCTGTCGGGTTGACTCTGCGTTGGCCCGCACTGTCTCAGCATTTTTACGTTCCTCCTCGGCGCTGACACGTTTACCTTCGGCAGTAACACGGCCGGTTTCGGCAGTTGCCCGTCCGGTCTCAGACGTCTGTCGGACCGCTTCAGCTTTGCCTCGCTCTGTCTCTGCCGTTTTCCTGAGACCTTCGGCTGTCACACGTTCCTTTTCGGCATTGATACGCGTAGTTTCAGCAGATGCGCGGGTACTTTCAGATGAAGCACGCTTTGTCTCAGCCGTTTCACGGGATTTCTCAGCTTCCTTGCGTGCGTTCTCCACTATGACACGCTCCGCTTCGGCTTTGCGCACTTCCTCAGCAGCTTCCTCAGCAGGGGCAGACAGCAACTCAAGCGGTGCCTCGACCACCGATTCTTCCATACCGGCAAGACGGAGGGCGGGCAGGCTCACGATATCGGCCAGCGAATCGACAATCTCCACATCGCCCACACCTTGGGAGCCGACAAGAAGGGCTTTCTTCACCTCCTCTACAAGCTGGTTGAACTGATTTGATTCCAATACCATAATTTTCAGAATTGATTTAAGATGGCTGGATGACGTTCAGTTGGTTAATTACCGCACGTTTCACGGCAGCTATGAGCCGTGAGTTCTTCACCACAAGTTCAAGAGCCTTGCAATACTGTTCCGGGATTTCCACCGCATCTTTCGAGTAGTAGATTTCCCGTGCCAAGTCTTCAAAGCCTATATCCAGAAGGATACTTCCGTTGTACATCATTTCATTGCCGACCGTTTCGGCTACGTCGAAGGTCTGCTTGGCGCCTTCGAATGAGGTCTGGGCCTCGATTTTCTTAAAGTTGATTTTCATACTTTCTATTTTAATTATTCTATATACTCATCCATGACAGATACCAATTCCCCAAAACCCGTTTTATCACATGCCATTCACGCCCGTTGATATTCGTCCTGGAAGAGTTCGCGAACGTACCGGAAGGAAAACTGATGGTATTCCCGTTCGGCATTATCCATATCTCATGCCCGTCAGAAGAGGACGGAAGGGATATAGTACAGTTGCCGTAAAAAAGCAGTGTGTGGTCGGTCGCCTTAATGCTGTACCTTGTAACCGAAGAGAGTATCACGTCAGTATTCCGGTATACACCTTGCGTCTTCAGCGGCCCGGCAATTTCCAGAGTCCCGGAGGACGGAGCATACATCTTCCCCACTATCACATCACCACCGAAATAGCTCTCGCCGGAAGATACGTGTATGGCCCTATTGCGCCCCGGAATGGTTGCAGAGATGGTTACCACCCCTTTGACTGTGCCCGCTTCCATAGTCTGGTAGGGCCTTATCAGGATGCTATTGGCTCCTCCGTCCGACGCTATCGCATGCAGATAGTAGCTCTTGCTGAGTTCGAACTGCGTAGTGCTATCTGTAAGGTCGGTCACGAACGCTCTCGAGTTGGTGGATATACCGTTACCATGCAGATACAGATAGTCACCTATCCGGCCGCTGGAGGCGTTTATCTTTCCGTTTACGGTGATGCCGTTCAATATGGCGTTGGCACCGGAAATATTTCCTTTCAACGTAAGATTATTGGCTGTGATATCGTTAAGCGTGGCATTGGCACCGGATATGGTACCTTTCAGGGTAAGGTTATTCGCGGTGATATCGTTCAAGACAGCATCCCTGCCCGTTATACTCCCTTTCAAGGTAAGATTATTGGCGGTGATATCATTCAGTGTAGCCCCCGCCCCGGTAATGTTGCCCTTCAACGTAAGGTTATTGGCAGTAATGTCGTTCAGGATGGCGTCAATACCTGAGATATTGCCTTTTAATGTCAGATTATTAGCTGTAATGCCGTTCAGCGTAGCATCCGTGCCCGTTATGCTGCCCTTTAGAGTCAGGTTGTTTGCCGTGATGTCGTTCATCGTCACACGCCCGTTTGTATCGACCACGAAACTGCCGTTGATGATGGTCTTTCCCGTAAAGTTTATCCGGTCAGCCTCGATTGTAGCATTGGATATCAGCCTGCCCGCTTCGCCTTCGGTGATGAACGCGCTGATTTGAGCACGCCTGACGATATCACCGTTGGGGTCGACCTTTTCCGCAAACATGGTGGCGATATTGCTCTCCGTCACTAAACCGGCTTTGTCGATATTGGTAATGTTACCTTTGGAATCGAAGGTTATCTTCTGCACGAACTGGTCTATACGGCTAGCCGTCTGGCTAATGGCTGAGGTATGCTGTTCCACGGTACCCTTCAGGCTGTTTGTGGCACTCACCATGCTTTCTATCTTCTCGGCCGTCACATGGAAGCCGCCTGCATGGGCGGACATCCTGCCATCCAGGTCAGAGACGGACGCACTGAAGTCTGTACGAAGCTCGCGGGCCGATATGCCGATGGCAGACTTATATGCTTCGGTGATTCCCGTCTCAAGGTCTGCAAGACCGGACGTGAATTCTGCTTTCAGGCCACGGGCGGACAAGTTGATAGCGGAGGCGTATTCTTGCGTTATGCGGCTCTCAGCATCCTGCAGGTCTTCTGTGAACTTCACTTCAAGATTACGCGCAGTCAGCAGGAATTCACTGTGATAATATTCAAAGTTGTCAGCCGTATTTCTGATTTCATCAAGGTTCGCCTGAATCTTCTTGTCTGTGAGTTCGAAACGCATGTTGAACTCCTCGCGCAGGTCGGCAAGAGCATCATCGGTTAGTGTCAGTGCATACAAGTACATGTCACCGGTAAAAGACATATAGAAATTACCGGTACCGTTCCACTTGCCAGTTATCTCCATCTGTTTGAATTCGGTACCGGGATATAGGTCCTTAGAAAAGGAAATCGGGGTGTATTCCTCGAAGCCTTCTTCCTTCTCGTCCTTGAAATGGAAGGCAAGAGTGCCGGGACGTTTCACAAGATACTTGAAAGAGATAGTGAACTGCCGGGGGCGCTTGAGCCCGTCGAAGGTCTCGAAATCCGGATGGCGGTAAAAGTCTGAATTGACCTGCTCGATATAGCTGTTCTTAAGGCGCAGCACATTCTTTGCGCGTTCGCTTACTATATTAGCGAAAGATTCCTTGTTCGCATAGAAGTTACTGTTGAAATACAGCAGCCGGCCGTCAACTCGGAAGATGCGTATGTTGCTGCTACCGGTCCAGTACTGCATATCAGCGGCAAAAGACGCATTGTTAAGGTAATTGTTCAGGGCATTGATTTCATCACGCACGGATGAGATTTCAGACTTGATAAGTCCTTCAATGACAGTGAACATTGTCAGGATGTCCTCACCGGCCATAGTAAGGAATCGCCCCTTGATTTCTACGCCACCTTCCGGTGTGTACTTGATGTAAGTGCTCTCATCACGGGCGCCGATATAGGAAGTACCGTACACTTTCATGTAGGCATGCCCGGTGGATTTGTCAACACCGAAGGAGATTACATCTTTCCCCGTTAGGTTGAAGTCGTCAATGCCGGTGTAGAAAATTATAGACGGGGATGTCTCGTTGGTAGACGATAGCACGATTGCGCTTTGAAGGTCTACATCTGTACGGTGGCCCAATCCTATAATATCGTCACCTGCTTGGGGGATATCACTACCTTCATCACAGATGGCCTTGGATAAGTCAATATAGTCACGTCCCACAGCCATGACCTCACGCCAATAGTAGCGGTTGGAGGCGTTCAGGGTAGTCCCTTCGACGATGTTGCACTCCTTTGCTTGCGCCAGCGAGCCTACACTAAATTCGTTTGCTATCGCTTCACCTTCCTGCTCGGCAAGGAAATAGCAGCGGTAGGCATCTTCCAGTTCCTCCACGCGGATGCACTTCATACCGGCATGGGTGATTGTCTGTTCACCGCCTACATGGGTGGCTTTCTTAACCTGCAGTTCTTCAAAGACGGCCTTTATCTTCACATACAGACGGTCAACGACAGCTTGGGAAGTACCGTCTTCACGGACGGTAATACCACTGCCATTCTTGCCAATCAAAAGGCCTTTTAAGAATGTGATAACCTCCTCCGCTACGTCGCTTGCATCCTTTCTCAAGAACATTCTTAGGGTACGTAAAGCAGAGAATACATTGAAGTTGCTTGCGGCCGTAGCGTCGTTGGTCTTGATGACATAGATGTTGCTTCCTCCCGAACCGGTGAAGGTCTGTCCCTTAAAAGTCAACTCTTCGACTTGCGTTTCAATATCGGAAAGGCGGGAATAGGCGGTGCTTTCGCCAATCGTATACTGCGGGGAATCGTAAGGCTTGTCGAGGTTGATTTCAAAGCCGATGACACGGGACAAGCGCCCGTCCTTGAAGTAGGCAGGATTGACAAGGTTGATGCGCTGTCCTATGTCAAAGCTGTGATTTATTTGGTCTTTGTGTACCCAGATGGAGTTGAGCGTAGCCGTATAGGTGCCGTCGTCGATGCAGGTCTTTGCCACGTACTTCTTTGCAGTGGCAAGCAGTTCCTCTTCGGCAGCAGCCACCAACCCAAGTTCAGTTATCTTCCCGACATTCCAGCCGGACAGCACATATCTGTCACCTTTTTCGGGAAACAACACTTCATCCGGCAGGGGTCTACCGTAGTCCTCGTTACGGATAATCTCCCAAAGCTGGGCGTCAGGATTCCATGTGCCGTCGTCGTTCTTCTCAGTCAGACCAAGAGGGTTAAAGGCAGCACCGAACTCCATGCCGTTGAGCTTGCCGGATTCGAACCTGATTTTGAGTTCATGTCCTTCAAGGATGTATTCCTTCGAGAAGTTGATGCCTGAATCCTTGAACCGGTAGAAGGTAGCTTTTGTCTTTGTACCATCTTCATTATCTACCTCGCTCTCATAAGAGCTTACACCGGTGATTTCACCCACCCGTTTGGGATAGACGTCGTCGAATACAACAACGGCTTCAATGGCTTCCAAATCGGTCAAGCCCTCGTGGGCATCCACGTATGGAGTGCCTGCCGGAAGCATAAGGCGCTTCTGGACGATACCGTTGACAACAGTGGTCCGGTCTACCGGGCGATAGTTGGTAGGGATGTTTCTTGTTGAACCGAACGCATAGATTCTTGTGGCATAAGTACCCTTGCTGTCACTCCGGCTCATGTCCTTGGCTTCCTTGCCAAGTTCAATCTTAACAGCGTCGGAGAACTCACAGCGTCCGAAGTTGATGACATGGTCCGTTACCCAACAATCACAACCCCAGTTATCAGCCATGCTGAACATAGCATCAATGAGGTTGGTATTGTCATAGGTCATCAATTTGGAGGAGTTCTCGACACTATCGTCAATGGAGAACACGAAGTCTTTTCCCTCATATTTATAACCAAGAGCTTTCAAATTGCGAAGGAATACACCCATCTGGACATCCAGTGAAGCGGTAAGGGACCAGGACGCTTCCTGTCCTCTGTACTCCGGGGTGTACTTGAATATCTTTGTTTTCCACTTGAAATAGTAAGCGTCAAAACGAAGTTCATAGGAGTAGCCTCCGTTCTTGTAGGTCGGATAGGGAATATCTACAATCTGATAGATTTTTGCCAATTTACCGCCCATGGAGGCATCGAGTACCCCACGCAGGTCAACGTAATCACCTACTTGGAAATCGACTGGGGACAGAGTATTAAAAGGTAGTACGACATAGTCCTCTTTCATTAAAGAGAACTTGCCTTTTGCACCGGAATTGATACCAGTTGAAAAGCGGGTATTGCCTTGTATGTCCTTAATATCTATCATGTAAACAAAGGTCGGACATAAAAAAAAGAAGCCCTAAAAATTAGAGCTTCCATACACGACAATGAATTTAATGTCGTAAATTTCTAGCCTACAACACGGTTAGATGGATTATACTCACAGAATTTGGCTGATATTTTCCCAAATGTCCGGTCTAAGCTTTGGGCATAAGAAACGCTCTTTCCTAAATACAGCAAATGATAAATATCACTATTGTTCTCAGGAATCTGAATATCAATTTTACCTTTGTAAAGTTCTTCATAAAAAGCTGTTTTCTTTGCCTGATAATCGGCAGGAGAATCACCTTCTACTGTAAAAACAAGAGTTAACTCACGCTCATCAAGCTTGGGGTTATCCATAAGAACTTGTTTCCCATGTTCCAAGCGTGATTTATTCTCTATAAACTCTTTCAGAGGTACCGGTGCTCCCAGTACATCAAGAAAGTTATCTCCCATTCTAACACCCCACTCTTTTAGGGCTTCTCTTCCGTTTATTATTAATTCTGCCATAACTATTATAGATTCTTTATATCCTGCTTGATATCATTTGTATTATCGAGTATTCGCGGACTATTCTTGGCAAGAATAACAGAGTTTTCAAGTATATCTCTACGGTCCATGTTACCTTCTACTTGGAATGTTCTCATTTCATCTACGATTCTTTCCATATTGGAGACTCTATCGGTCAATGCCTTTATGTCCTCTGTCGGGAAAACAATATGTACCTGCGACTGATAGCCGCTCGCTATTGTCTCTTTGGCTCTATCTGCGAAATTAGGAGTTCCAGATAACAAAGCTGGGACATCCCCACTTCTAAGATTGAGCAATGAAAGTTTGCCATTGATGGATGAAAGTAAACCGGTCTGTTGAATGGACTGGTTCTTTATTTCTTCCCCGGCAACCTGCAAAGCTGTAAAACGTCCGTTAAGTTCTTCGCCGGTATCTTGTGACATGGCTTCAAAACCCTTACTACTCGCCTGCTGTAAAAACATGGTTCCAAAGAACTGGTTGATGGCATCAACTTCTTTCTTCATGTCGTCAACCATCGTCTGTTTCATGGAGTCGAGGAGCTGCTTTTCTTCGGAAGTCAGGTCGTCATCTCCCATGGCCTTTTTCCACTCATTGTACCACTTCTGCATCTGCGGTTTGAAGTTCTCCACATACATGGCCTTAATCAAAGCCTTGCGCATGTATTCGCTCATGTCATCGGAAATATCCTCCGCTGTGGCCTCTATATCGTACAAGGAATTCAGAATACCATCAGAGAACGACTCCCATTCCTGCTCAGCTTCATTACGGGCGTTCTCCGCTTCCTGGGCGGCTTCTTCCGCACGGTTGATGGCTCCCGTATCAAGAGTGGGGAAAAGCTTGTTAGCCGCATCCACAATGTCGACACCGGCTTTCTGAATTTCGGCTATCATCTCGTCCAGAGTCTTGCGCTCGGCCGTATCAATGGCACCGTCTTTCATAAATTCGGTATATTTGTCATACCAGGCCTGAATCTGAGGCTGGAGCTGGGCAGTAAACATGGAATCCACCAAGGCATTGCGCATATATTGATAGATATTGTCGGCTATGTCCTCGGCGGTAGCTTCTGCGTCATAGAGCACACTCTTGATACTGTCGGAGAAAGAGTTGAACGCTTTCCTTACCTCCTCTCCAGAGTCTTTCCACGCGCCACTGATTTCCCCGGCAGCATCGGCGACCTCCTTGCTCAATTCGTCAATGTCATTCTTGATATTGGCACGTTCTTCATCGGTTACAAGTCCATCCTCCGAGTATTCCTTCCATTTCTCCCAGATAGCTTTGATACGTGGTTCATATTGCTCGATATACATGGATTCGATAAGTTCCTTGCGCATGGATTCGGAGATATTCTTGGCAACGGCTTCGGCTGTTACCTCGGCATTGGTAAGAGAGTTCAATATGTCATCGGAGAAGGACTTGAATTCCTCTTCAAGTTCCTTCTTCATGTTACTCTCGGTAATGCCAAGAGTATCAGAAAGAATGTCTTTGGCGGCTACGATGTCATTAGCCAACTTTTCAGCTTCGCTTCTCAGTGTATTACGTTCAGCATCGGTTATATCGCCGTCAGACATGGCTTTCTGAACCCGTTTATAAAACTCTTCTATCTGTGGTTGGAAGGTATCGGCAAACATCTTCTCAACCATTTGTTGACGGATGTACTCGAAGATATTGTCTGTTATGTCTTCGGCGGTGGCTTCGATGGAAGACATGGCAGACTTGACGTTATCAACAAACGACTGCAGGTCTTCGGCGTCCTTCAGTTTGTCTGTGAAGATGCTGTTCACACCCTCAACACCTTTCATCATCTGCTCAATGTATCGGTCAACCTGAGAACCGAGCTGTACCATGTCACTCTCGGACAATCCGTCTTTGGAAAGTTCTTCAAAAGTCTTGTACAACTCTTCCATCCTGCCCTTGTATTCTTTCTCGTACAAAGCCTTTATCATTGCCTGACGGAAGTAATCATAGATATTGTCAGAAACATCCTTGGCTGTCACATCAAGGGAAGTAAGAGAATCCTGCATGCTACCGATGAAGTTCTCATAATTATCCGTGCTACTGTCGCTATCCTCTTTGGTCCAGCCGAAAATTTCCGCAAGCTTGTCACGTTCGGCAAGTGCGGAACCGGCGATTGCATCATACTGCTCCCGAAGGGCCTCCATCTCCTCCTTGGTAATGCCTTCCTGGTCTTTATTGGCCCGGGCAAAGGCATCGTACCACGTTTGAAGGTCCTCGGTAAATTTGTTGCCTACCATTGTGGTAAGCACGGCACGCTGCATATATCCGCTGAAACTGTCAGAAAAGTCTTTCGCGGAACTGTCCATATCCATGAGAGTATCTACAAAACTGTCGAACACACCGTCAAAGGTTGTTTGGGTGAGCTGCTCTTTTATCTGGTCCTGAATATCCTCAATCCTTTCCTCTCCATCTATAATGCCGTTCAAATATTCTTGCACGTCACCGTCCATCTTCGCCCAGAAGGCAGGAGCTTCGGATTTAAGTTTCTCCAATTGCTCAACAGTGAGGTCAAACAGTCCGGTCATTCTTCCGGTCCCGATAAGCTCTTTGGCGGCATTGACTGACATGTCGAGTGCGTCGGCAATGTCCTGCCAGTCGCTTGACGAGGTGTTCTTTGCCATCCGCTTGCCAATGGAATGGGAACCGGCAGATGCACCGGAATTAAGACGCTCTTTTCCCAGCAGGCGATATGCCTCAATCTGCTTTTCAACAAGGCCAAGCGCCTCTTCTCCGACCTTGTCCGCTTCCATACCGTAGGAAATGCCGATATATTCCAGTTTCTTGTCTATCAGCTCATCCCATATCTCATTGAGTTTGTTATATTCCTCAACCATCTCATTATAGTGGGAATAATCGGCACCGAACATCCCGTCCAACGCGGACACTACAGAGGAAATTCCAGAAACCGCACTCATTGCGCCTCCGACAATATCACCCGACATGATTTGCCCGAACCCGGATGTCGTTTGTCCTAAGCCGCCAAGCGCATCAATGGCACTTGTTATCTTGCTATCGTCAAATCCGAATATGTCGGCGATACTTGAGCCGAACTCATTCAATGCAGGGGCAAAAGACGTCACAGCATTTCCTGTATCGGTGATTCCTTGACCGATTTTCTTGGAATCGTTGCCACCCTTTTTTATGGCTTCTATCCCTTTCTCCAAGTCAGAGACGAAAGCCTGCCACGGTGATTTGCCTTTCAGCTCATCCTTTAGCCCTCTGATTGCATCTGTTACGTCCTTTATGGAGATTTCACCCTTTTCTATCTTTTCAATGTCCTTATCAGTGAATCCGAGCGCTTTCAATTCATCAAGTGTAACATTCGTTCCGTCACTTTCCTTTGTACCAGACATGTACTTGACAAGTGTTTCATACTTATCAATGATGGACTGAATAGCGGAAACGGACTTATTGCTGGCATCTTCAAAGAGGTCTGCCATCGCCTTTGTGGAGTGACCGAACTGTTCATCAAGCTGTTCAAGAGCCTTGTTCTTTTGGGCTACCTTGGAAGCGTACTCCGGGCTGTCGGTTTGCAGTTTGGCTATCTCGTCATTGTATTTCTGTACAAGGTTCTTGCGCTTCTCCTGATAGTTTCCGTACTCAATGAAGTATTCCTGCCATGCTTTACGTTCGGATTCCAACTTCTCTTTACTGGCATCTTTAACCCCTTTCCCGTATGACTTGTAAGCGTTTTCTTCCCAAGCGGACAAATCAGATTCCTGCTCATCGGTCAGTTTTCCATTTTGGGCCTTTTCCCACTCTTTGCGCTGCTTGTCTATCGCATCGAGTTCTTTCTGATAGTCCAAGTCAATCTGAGCCAGCTTCTTCTCAGTACCATCCTCCATGAGGTTGACTTCATCCTGCTGGTTTTTCCGACGAATGGAAAGAAGTTGTTCGGCAAGTTGTTCTTGCTGTTTAAGTCGGTTTTCGGCTTCTTTCTTGGCTTGATTTTCCTGCTTGATTAAAGAACTTCCGGTAATACCACCTAAATCTTTATAGGCTTTCTCTTTTGATAGCATATCTTCACGGGCCTTTTTTACCTGTTCCGATGTTGCTTGTTGGTCTTTAAGTAATACTTCATAACCTTTCTTTGCTTTTTCCCAATCGGATTTGGCTTTCGCAAGGTCTTGCTGGTAGGTTGAGGTTTTACGTGACTTTAACTCCGATTCAAGTATATCTATTCTACTTTGCAATTCAGATTCAGTAGTCGCACCTTTCAAAGAACCAATGCCTACATTCAAAGAATACCACTTATTATTCTTTCTTGCTTGTTGAAGGCGCTTCATTTCATTCAGTTCTGACTTTATCTGAACATCAGTATTTTTCTTTAAATCAAGTTGCCATTGAGCTAGTTCATCAGAACGGACTTCTTTTTGATAAGCTATGAGAATATTTCTTTCTTCATCTATCTTTGATTTCAAAGTAAATAAAGTTTCATTCCTATATTTGTCAGCAAGTTGTTTCTCTGATTCATTCAAGCTGTTTTTATGAAAATTCGGGTCTTCTCCGAACCTTTTCCATAATCCGATAACCTGTTCGTATTCATCAATTAGTTTTTTAGAGTTGTTGTAATTAATTTTATTCTCTTCTACGTTCCTTTTTCCAGCTTCCTCATTGTATTCTTTCCATAAAGCTATCAAGTCTCTAATATGTCCTTTTTCATCTATGTATTTTTGGAAGAGAGCAGGATATTCATTCTTTATTGCATCCATTGCCTTCACCCTATCCATAGAAGAGGTATATTCATTTTGAAGGGTGGAAATCAATTCTTCAAGCCTTTGTTTATGTTCTTGCTCTTTTTTAATAGACTGTTTCTTTTGCTCGTCAAATCTTTTTTGCGCTTTCTCTGCCGCGGTTGTCGAATCGTGGAAAGCCCACATTGCAGCATCAAGCCCAATAACGGCGGTAGCCAACAAAACATAAGGATTAGTAAGCATTGCAGCGTTTAAAGCTAACTGCGCTTTTCGTGCCAATAAACGGGCATTGGTAAGTCCAATCTCCACAAAGGTATGTTTGCTTTCAGCAGCGGTAACAAGCATCACTGCGGTTCGGTATGTACCATAAGTAACAACAAGTCCAGCCAATACCTTACCAACTGTTTCATAGTTTTGTATTAGATAGGTTGTTGCGCGGTAAGAACCTGCTATAAGTTCTTCATTAGCTTCGCCTATTTCATTTAATTTTTCTTTGATTACTGCATTTTGTTTGTTTCTTTCACCTCTGATTCCAGTGTTTTGCTTTTCAAGCATATTATAGAAACGCCCACCCTCAGATGTTGCAGCCGCAAAAGCGTCTGCAACCATTTCGGAAGAAATGGCGCCTTGCTCCATTTCCTTTTTTAGGACGGCAATGGATTTACCTGTTTTTTCAGAAATAACTTGTAAGGGGTTAAATCCCGCATTAATCATCTGATTCAAATCTTGCCCCATTAATCTTCCGGCAGCAGACATCTGGGCAAAAGCAAGTGTCATAGAGGAAAACTTTTCATTGTTCCCCATAGTTATATCTCCGATACTTTTCAATGTTGGAAGTACCTTCTCTGCATCAACATTAAAACCAAGAAGCGTTTGGGCTGCTCCATAGGTATTCAATCCGCTTTTGATTGAAAGCTCTTTTAACCCTCCAATCATCTCTTTAGCCTTACTTTCTGATTTTAACAATGCTTCAAAAGATTTGCTAACAGAGTCTATTTCTATCCTAACACGGGTGACATCTGAGATAAGAGATTTCAACATAGCAGTGCCTCCGATAACTCCCAACGCCTTTTTCCAAGAAATAGCTATACCGTTGTTAGTTTCTACTACCTGCTTTCCATCATTTTTATAAAGTGCATATTCATCACGGAGTTTTTTTACAGACAGTCGGGCATTTGCCTGTTCCTGAGTAAGCCCAAACAATGCAGCTTTCTCTTCATCAAGAGCTTTCTTAGCAGCATTGTATTCTTCTAACTTGCTATTTGCTGATAACGGATTCCTTTTCAATGCTATACGATAAGCATCCCCAAGTCGTTTTACATCCGCTTCAATATCCTTAACTACCGCTTTTTGAGCAAGAATCTTCTCTGTGAATCCATTCACTACCTGAGAAGCATCGAAGATTTTCCTTTTGAATCCTGTTTCCATCTCTGCTCCAGCTTTGGCTGCATTAGTCACCAACTCATCCAATCTTTGGTTGGATGCAGTAAGTTGGGCATTCAAAGCCTTGAAAGCAGCAGGAGATTGCGTGCCATCCATGCTCATTAACTCCTGCTTTAATTTTGCAATTTCATTACGAAGTCTTACAACTTCTTCCCAGTCACTACCTACCTTAAAATATAATTTCGCCATATCTATTTCTTTTTCCTACGATTAGCCAATTCCTTACCACTGATTCTATTCACCTTCTGACCACCATATACTGCGTGTAATTTATCCCGTTGCATCATCAGCAGATTCCGATAAGGGATAATCTCAAACACTTCTGTATAACTCAGATGCAGCGTGTCAATCAAATAGGCTATCTGCCCGAAGAACGTTGTGTTTCCTACTGTTTCGGTCTTGCTGCCAGCATCGACACGTTCCTCATCGAGCTGACACACTGAAAAGCCGATATATCCATCATAGAGAAACAGACTTCCAAGGCATTCCTAACTTCTTCAAAAGTCCCGTTCTCTAAATTTTCAGCCAGCTCCTCACTGCCACAGATGAAACAAGAAATGCCTTTCAGCATATCTCCAGCAATTTCAGGAAGTTCTTTAATAGCCTCCATTACATTATCTCCAGTCATGCCGATATTGGAAAAATGATGAATGACACGACAGATAATTTTAATTGTAGGAGGTTTAATGGTATAAACCATCCCTCCTATCTCCACATTCATGAAATCCAGCCCTAACAAAGCATCAGAAACTGTTTTTGCTGCTTGATTATTCATAACATTAAATTAAAAAGGCGGTGAGCAACCACCCACCGCCATCTGAAAACAATCCTTTTACTGAAAAATTATCAACCTTCCGGCACTACAACTTCCGATTCGTCAAACCACTTTTCGGAAGCCAATCCATCTACACCTGTGGAAAGGGGAACGGCCGAAACAGCCAATCCGACAGCCTTATCGGTATTAGAGCCACGGGCATTGATAGCCGCTTTCGGAAACACAACATAAACTCCGTCTTTGGTTTTACCAATCACACATTTATGAATAGGCTTATACTTGCCTCTTTCCCAATTCTTTTCTGTGGCTTTACCACCTTGTAAATCAGCCTTTGTAGCATAATCATACTCACCAATGGTGAAGTTGATTTTCACCTCACCCGGTTCAGACGTTTCCCGGTAGTACTCACCAGTCAAAGCGTTTTTGTAACGAGTTACACTTGCCTCTGCTTCTTCGTATTGATACGTGTCACCATGCACATTCTTGACCCGCTTCGTTGCTGCGTTTTTCAAGATGGTGGCTACTTCTGCGCCTGTTAATCCGGCAGCTGGAGTAGTAACCGTTTTAATCGGTTCTGCATAATACAGTTCGTCAATTTCTACTGCTGTAATCATATCATTTTACATTTAATACATTAAACAAAATTCTCACATTCACATAATGACACTTCAAAGCTGTGTCCGCTTCTGTACCGATAGAATCAATAGAGTAACGATATGTCATACCATCATAGGTGCTTACTACATCATCAAACAGCTTGTCAGCCTTTCTTTCAAGTTCGTTAAGCCGGATTGTGTTCGCTTCATTCTCGCTTAAATTGGGTACACATAGATTCACTTCTGCGAAAGATTTCTTCCAATAAGTTCCCGTCTGTTGTTTCTTCGTGTGGATGACAATCCTTTCGGACTTCAATTCACCCGTCAGCGTTTCTCCTGCTGGTACTATGTCTATTCCGAAAATCTTGCAGTCCCGGTAGAGGATGTTTCCTATGTCGGTGGTTACTATCATCGTTCAAATCTATCTTTCAATCTTTTTTCTGTCCTTATCGCTGCACTTCCTGCAACTTCAAATCCTTTGGATTCCACGAATGAAGCATAATCAGCTTCGTTTTTCAGAATTAAGCCATCTTCATTAACCTCATAATCATTCGATTCTCTCAAATGTTTTGTGTGGTCTTGATAGTTTCCGGTAGCTTTTGCATCTTCAACAAATGCCTCTCCCTCTTCTTTCATGCCAGCAACGACTTCGCTTGTTCCGTCCTCAAAGAACTGGTCAACATCCGAAAAGTCTGCATCTATTCCAACCATATTACTCTGTAGGAAAAATAGTTTGTTTCCAAAGGGCTTTTAGCAACTCCTTCACCTCTTATGCTTCCATCGACATTCAAACAACGAATCTCTGCACCTGCTTCAACCTTTGACGGCTTGTCAAAGACTACCTTGTACTTGAAATCATACAAAGCACCATTGATAGATACTTTCTTTTCCGCGCTCACATCATCACAACGGCATTTGCACACCTCCTGCCAGCTTTCACCACCGGTACCGGGAATAGGTCTTCCGAACTCATCCTTATCCATCGGGGTGATAACCTTAACTTGCAATATGTGGGGAGCGAATATCATAAGAAAGTCACTTTAGGTTTGTTACTCAGTTCGTCTTTCAAACCGTACTGTTTGCACAGCCATGAGTACAATTTCATTAGGCTATCAACATAATTAGACCAAGACACAGAAAATCCGCTTTCGCTGACCGAAGATGGATTTTGTATCATCCACGGAATTTGCTTTGCACAAGCGACCTCTAATCTTGCCCGATTTTCCTCGGCAAAAGGTTCTTCACCATCCAATCCCGTTCTTGAAAGTATATTTTCAACTACAAGATTAGACGGGGTGTTCTTATCAAATACGCTTAATACAAACTCCTTGTTACTCATGGCTGATATCATTCAATATGGTGTAATCAGTTTACTATATGCGGTATAGCTATAATGCGTACAATGTTTAGATTTATAGATGTATCTGAACGGACATTTGGGAACATTAATTCGTACCCCTTGAATAGCCATTCCCTCTTTTATCGAACACATCATAGCCGGGTTATTTGCAACCAAAAACATGGGATGCGTCATGGTCAGTACAACACAATCAGCCGGAGCCGTTTCCAAAGTGATAAACTGAATATCCGGCAGACCAACATCAACCGATGGATTCACGTATTCACACTTAGGAGATTCCACACTTGATGCCTGCACGCTCAACGAAACCAAAGACATCATTAAAAAGCCACACATGGCAAAAATAAAATTCTTCATTTCTTTTCTGATTTATAAAATTAGACAATGGAAGGGTAGAAGCACTACCCTATCCTTTTACTCGATACCTAATGCTTCTTTCAGTTTGGCTGTTGATTCTTCATCCAGTTCTGCAACCTTAGCCAAAAGAGTTTCCTCTTTCATATTGCCGGAAGCTTGCGCACCGATAGACTTCAAAGCATCAATCAAAGCCTTCTTCTCAAACTCCTTTTCAAAGAGGGGGATTTTCACCTCCTTCTTTTCTTCAGGGGCTTTCACTTCGGTATTTTTTTTTGCCTCAATCCGTTCAGCAAGTCTGCGGCTTTCCATATCCAGCACACGGGCTTCCTCACCGACTTCAATCACTTCACCGGGAGTATAATACTTTCCGGTGAACTTGTCGCGGAAAACTGATATAACCTTTACTTTCATATCCTACCTCCTTATGCTGATTGGATGGATGCAATTTCGCTCAAATCGAAATTAGTAATCAAATCCGGATTGGAAATCTGCGGAATCCACTCTGCCGTATATTCCATGTAGCGACCATTTTTGTCACGGTAGTTGGAGATAAGCATCTGTCCCTCTGACGGGATATAAGTACGTCCTTGTACCGGGTCTGTCGCTTCATACGGGGTATGATGGCGCATATAACCAATGTTGTCAGAAGGCAACAGAGCAATACGGTTATCCGCGTAAATCTGCACATTCTTTCCCGTCTGGTCTTTCACGTAGTCCTCCTTGATTTCGATGTGTAGCTAACACTTGAAAAGGGACCCGGGTAGCATTTGAAACGTGTACCACCCGATAGGTTTTGCAAAGTTAATTAAATTTGTTTATTTATCATATCTTGTGTTTCTTTCATTCTGTACGATTTTCCCGTCATGTTCAGTAGAATCGCCTTGTGCGTTAGCCTGTCTACCATTGCTGTAACTAGTACTTTGTCTGCAATAATCTCGTCCCATCTGTTGAATGCGAGATTTGTTGTAATGACGGTTGTTTTCTTGTCAGTTCTGAGTGACAGATGGTTGAACAACATCTCCGCTCCCGCCTTGTCACAAGAAACGTATCCGAACTCGTCGCAGATGACCATGTCGTATCGTTCGAACTTGTTCTCGAGTGCCCTTAGTGTCATTGCGTTCCGGCATTCCCTTATCTGCGTAAGCAGTCTGGGCACGGAAGTGAACAGTACGGAGTATCCCGCGTTACAGGCCGCAATCCCCAAGGCTGTAGCCAGATGGGTCTTTCCGGTACCGGGATTCCCGTATAGTATAAGGTTGCGCCCTTCCTTGATGAAATCAAGTGTCTCAAGGTTTGGCAAGGCCTTCCGCGCTTCTGGCGGAAGCGCGTCCGTGTCTATTTCGTTGAGGTATCGCAACTGTGGGAACGCGGCATTTTTGATGCGATGCCGACGCTGGTTCTCCGAGCGGTTTTCTTTTTCCTGACGCAGGAGTTCGGCCGTGAACATCCACAGGTTCCATCGTTCATCAAGTCCTTGCTGTATAAGCAGGTCGATGTCGCGTCGTACCAGAGGGAGTTTGAGGTCGAAGGCATACGCACGTATCCGTTCGCGTATGGAGTCTTGATTTTCGTTTTGTTCCATTGCTATGCAATTTTTATGTTGTTAGACGGTAACTTTGTTTACAGGTTGTTGTGTGGCGCCACATCCGATCATCGCCGAAAGTGTGTCCAATGTCTGTGAGGCCGATTCTTCAATGGCGGTCTGTTGTGGATCGGACGGGGTCAGGGTGGCCGCGTCTTGACGGACGTTTGCGGTTCCATTGCCGTCACTGGCCAGCATCTCGGCGCTCAATTGTTCGGAAGACAGGCGTTTGAGTCCCCGGGAGGACAGACGGTCTGCCGCAGCCAGTATGTCGGCATAAGTGCGCTGGTTGTCACGGGTAAACACGAGCAGTTCGACAAACGATCTGGGAGAATCCGTAAAATGTTTGCGAAACAGTGCCGCCACGTCCGGGTGTACCTGTCGCATGGCCGTGGATCGTCCCAACGCCGCAGGCTTGCGAAGGAACGTGCCCAGATAGTGCATCAGGTCGATACACCAGTCACCGAGACGCCGGGAGCGTACATACGTGGCTACCTTGTCGCGACCGTCAAGCACGACAATACGCTCGGAATACATCTTTATGGGTACCTCCCGACCGACAAGCCGGTCAGGCACAGAGTAATGCACACCATCGACGGTAATGGTGGAATACTTCCCGACACGGGCATGCCGCTGCTCAAAGCAGCCCATGTCACCGTGGTCAAGCGGCCGCAAAGCCGCAATATCGGCCTGTACGCGCTCCTTCTTCTCTTGCGCAGACATGTTGGAAGCCTCCCCGTTGAGCCTGTCACAGACCTTGTCAAGATGACACTGCGCCTGCTCCAGCGAACCGAAACGGACATCATAGGCGAAAGCCCGCCGGCGGATATGTTCCACCGAACGCTCCACCTTACCTTTCTCCCATCCCGAACGCGGATTACAGAAATGAGGGGTGAAACAATAGTGGAGTTCCATGCGGCGCAGGGCATCGGTATGTTCGCGCTCCTGTCCAAGGAACTTCTTGACGGCCACCCGCATGTTATCGTAGGCCATTACTTGCGGCGTGCCCCCCAAAGCACGGAAGCAGTTGCGGTGTGCTTCCATCAGGGCCAACGTGTCCTCGCGGGAGAACAGGTATGCCCGCCGCAGGTTGCTATGGTTCATCGTGAACACGGCCATGTGCAGCTTCGTCTTGACACCGGCAATCCAAAGTGTCAGCACGCCCCAGTCAAACTCGCACCGGAACCCCGGTTCATACTCCTGGCGGATGAACGCCGCCGGGGACTTGGCTGGAGCGGACACCGCCACTTCCAATGCACGGACATACTGGCATACCGTCGAATAGGCAATCTCTATGCCTTGATCGCGCAACCGGCGCCACATGTCAATCTTGCGCATCTGCTGCTTGCGCAATCCGGCCGCGGCATTAGACCGGTTGCGGGCCATGAAGCCGTCTATCGCCTCCATCACCTGCTGGTTCATCACTCTGCGGACACGTTTGCTGCTGTCATAGCGCACCGGCTGCTGCAGGTACGTGTCCATTGCTTCCGCATCGGGGTTGTCACCGACCGCTTGTTCGAAAGCCCGGAGATACTTGCGTACAGTCTTGCGGCTCATGCCGTTACGACGGGCGATCTCACGGATGCTCAATCCGTCACGCCTATAGGCGAGAATTATGGAATCTCTTTCTTCCATGTGGTACATATTATGAACGCCATTGGTTTTTATGAATATACCAATTTTGTTCGGTTAAACATACCCATGGGTGGGGCACTTTTTAAATGTTGTTCCGGGTCCCTTTTCAAGTGTTAGCTACAGACCGATGTTATACGGACTATACAACACGTGATATAGTAACCTATAAGAGGGATTATGCTTTGGAGCAGGTCAAGTTTTGTGAGCAGGCATTATCCGAATTTGATAAGGAGGGTAAGAAATGAAACAGACAGTAGAAGAAGCAGCTAAAGAGTGCAGACGTACAACTGCCCAATCAATGGGTGTATATGCCCAATATCACTCAATAGATGAGTGCCCTAATCATGGGATTACATATGATGAAATTGCAGAAGCTGCATTTATAAAGGGTGCCGAATGGCAGGCAAAGCAATCACCGTGGATAAGCGTTAAGGAACAGTTGCCGGAAGAAAATGAGAATATCATTATCATGTGCAAGCATGGCGCAATATTTAATGGCACATACTGTAATGGAGTATGGTTCTGTATGGACGGTTATATCAATGATGTATACAAAGACAGTCCTATTTATAGTTCAATGAGCAGCATACCTCCATTATGGGAACCAGTAGCTTGGATGCCTATCCCTTCTTTCGATGAGATACTCGAAGCCAACAAGGATGTACTGAAACGGATTAATTAATTATGAGAAAGATTGTACAGTTAGACGAATACGATTATAACAAGCTTGCAGACCTTGCCAAGCTCAATGAGAAAGAAATTGAGAAACACGCCATTGACCTATGGAAAGAAAAAGGCGTGGCAGAAATAACAATCAAGATAGACACTGGAAGAGATTATAATGACTACTGTCGTATTGATTGCTCTACATATCTCTTCTATAAAGATAACAGGTTCTACATTCCAGAGAATGTACGGGAGAGATTTAGGAAAATTGTCAAAGAAAATGTAATGTGGGACATTGAAGAACGGTTTGGAGACTTAAAAGGAGCGATAAACAAATTCAATCGGGAAGCTAAATGGATTGGTTATACAAAATTTGTACTTTATATGATTGCTTTGTCCGGTTGGGCTGTAGCTGCTGTGTTGTTTCTTATGCGTTAACAGTATTTAATATGGAAAGATATAGGATTGTAAGAGAAACAAAATATAGCGGCTGTATTCCAATAACTACGTATTTTGTACAAGTCAGAAAAGAAAGCCGTCTTTCGTATGGGTGGACGAACATTAAAGGCTTTGATACCTATAAGAAAGCGAAAGAGTTGTTGGATATTCTATACGGCAATTGACATGAAAACAGACCTCATTTTCTTTATTGCGATATTCGTCATCGCAGTATTATTCATCGGGCATTTCCGGTTGACATTTTCGCCGTTCAGCATATCACTCCCTTATTGGCATAGAGCTTTAGGGGTTGTCCTTATTGTTGTAGGATGTTTGATTTACAACATAGGTGAACATATGTCCGGCTATAAGAAAGGGTTGGATAACGGTATGGAAATAGTCTTGAAACAATTGAAGAAACGGTATGAACGACCAGGTGATTAATAAAGAAAAGATATTGCCAATGGTTACAAAAAAAGGCTATCTTCCCAGACAGCCAATCTTTTTTATTAACCTTAATCTAATACTATGAAAAACACATTGCAAAGGTACGGATTTGTGGAAGTTATGCAAATTATGAGCCTTTGTTCAGCCATCTTATAACATGGTTTAGCAAGCGGATATGTATGTTAACCATTAACGTAATAGATTTATAAAATTAACAAATAGTCAATGAGTAGAAATGAAAATGTCTGGACTGATGCGAAATGTGCAGCCCTTCGAGTTGAGTTCCTTACCAGTCGTGAGGAACTCTTTTTGTATGCAAAAGCCATCTATTCCGCTATGATATGGGGTAGGGAGGTGAACGAGCAAAATCGGATTATTCAGGAAAAGAATAACTCTGTAAAATAAAAAAAAGGAGAACCAAGCGCACGACCACTCAATCCTCCCTCACACGATTATGATGCAAATATACTATTTACTTTTAAAATAATCGTGTTATGGAACTGGATTTTAACAAAATAATTCGTCTTAAAAAGATTCGTATTGAGAAATCAGAACTTTCAGAGGAAGAAAACGCCTTGACCGCCCCAATTTTGAAAGACAAAAGCCTTATCCATGAAATCTACAAGATATTCGTTGAGTTGCTGAATGAGAGAGGATGTCCACCGAATATTGACAGTGTAACCCAGCGGAAGAAGTTCATTTTCATTATCCTGTATCTGTTTTCTCCAAGCTCGCTTGCCGGTGGAAAAATGACAGCAGGGTTACGACCTGAATTAGCAAGGGTTCTTGGTGTTCAATCAGAATGTACCATTTCCGACAACTGTGCGGATGTCGTGTTTTTGTATCAGAACTATGGGGATTTCAGTGGGGATATAGAGTATCTTTACACCGAAATCGTAAATCGGTTAAGAATCAAAGGGCTAATCAATTAATGAGCCGGAGTTTAGTGCTCCGGCTTTTCTGTTCTCAAATGGTCAACAACACTTTGCAACCTATCTGCATCTTTAGGATTGAAAATAAATTCGTCAAAATCTCCATATGCACTTCGATGACCAAATATGTACTTAACAGCATGGATAATTCGTTTGAGTACATTTCTTTCGGGTTTTAAGTGTACGTTGCAATATACTTCCTTTTCATCCTCAAAATATGACATCACAATCTGATGTTCGATGCTGTTGCATTCACAAATAAAGAGTTCTTTTTTATCCATGGTTGTTTATAACATAGTTGCAACTTGCTTTTCTACGGCTGATTTAATAAAAGCGTTTATTGATATTCCAGCCTGTTGGGCGAGAATGGCAATTTTGCTATGTACCTCTGGGGAAATTCGTATGTTCAGGGAACCAGAATAACTTTTACGCGGTGTAATTCCGGCTTCCTTACAATATGCTATATAATCATCCACAGCTCCTTTAAAATCCTCTTTCAATTCAGATACAGTTTCACCTTCATACGAAATCATTGTATCTTTTGGCAAATCAAGGACTTTTCCAAATAGGCAATTATCTTCATCGCTTATCTCAATACTTCCTATGTAACCTTTGTAAGTCAATGTTTTCATATTAATTTATTTTTAGTCAGAAATTCAAATACTTGTTTCATTACATACCCTTTTACGATACTTCCTGGATGTGGCTTATGCGCAGTGTACGAGCTTTCCCCTTTTGCGAAAATGACACGTGACCCACTTGTTTTTCCTTTGTTATCTATCTTATATCCGAAAATGGAGAACAAGCGTACAAGCTCATCCCAATTAAAATCTTTTGGCTGGCTTTTAAAGCGTTCTATCAACTTCTCTTTTGTACCCATAATTTAATGGTTTATGCAAATGTAACTATTTTACAGTTGCAGAACAAGTGATTTACTGTTTTTCTTCAATCTCAGCCACAATTTTCTTTAGCTCCTCTATCGTATCGGCTTTGTAGAAGTTTTCTTTATACTGGATAAGGGCGGTAAGTTCACTATCTTCTCCTTTACAAGTGGAAGAGTTATTTGTTTCGTCTCGGAAGAAGTCAACTATATTGCAATCAATGGCGTCGGCTATCTCTTTCAACTTTTTGTAGGTGGGATTTCCTTGTAAGGTAAGAGTAAGAGTTACTCTATTTACACCCATCTTTTTTGCTACATCCTGAATGGTGTAGCCCTTTTCTTTAATGATGCTTTTTATATCCATTTCAAATGTATATTATAATAAACGGAACAAATATAATATGATAAAATCAATAATGCAATAAAAGTAGCTGTTTATTGCATCAAGAAGATTGATTTATTAATAAATATGTAATTGTATACCCTTACAATTGTGTTTTTGCTAATGTTTATTAAATAGCTACATTTTTATCTTTATTCTATTTGAAGTGTAATTATAAACCCATACATTTGCATCATCAAACAAGAAGTAATAACAATTAAAAGATATACGATTATGGCAGCATCAGTAATTAAACAAAGAACAATAGAGAAGTTCATCATGTCAGAGTTTGTACAAGGCAATTTGAACACAAAAGAACAAGTAAGCTGTATGCTCATTTTGATTCAAAAGAAGCTGGGTATGTCAGTAGAGCAAGCAAGTGACTTTATGAGAAACACAATTGGTATTAACGCTTAAATATACGATCATGGCAACAAAGAAGATTGATGAAAAGAAAACATTGAAGTATGCAGTAGCATTCTACTTCTGTACATCAGGTAAGATAAACTTCATGTTAGGCAATAAAATGTATCAGCATATAAATACTGTTTATGACTGGAAAATCCAGTGTAAGCTGCCCCCTAAAACCAAGCGATTCTGCCCCCTTAAAACATTCAACAATGCCCCCTTAAAAAGTCTTGACCGATGGGGTTATTATTATTTTAGTTTATTTC